AACCTGGTAGCACCAATACTACCAGTTGCGCCTTCATTCTTCACATGAATACGCTTCTCGGCGAGGATTTGAATCTTTTGGGTATCGATGACGCCAGAAGTAGCCAAAGCGGTATTATCGTAATATAAATCATTGGTAGCAATGCTTGAAATTGTATAATAATCCGAATGCTTGAATATGAATATATGGGCATGAACAGCATCGTCGAGTGACGCCGATTGGTAATTAGTTACTTGGCCTCGGAGTGTGAATCGTTTGATTCTAATTTTGTTCCCAACGATACCGTCTTGCATTGCGCTATTGACGACACCGTCCTGATAAAAATAATTATAAGTTTTAGCGACACCCTGAACAAAACTATTGCCAGTCGCATAAGCCAAGCGTTTAACCTCGGGGGCCTTTCGAATAGCCTTCTTAACATAAGTCTTAATTTCATCAGGAACCTTTTTGGCTTTAGGCATCTTCTAATTATTTTTATCTGGGAAGAAAAATAAAATTTAGCGAACCGGTCTATGCAAAAGATGCAGACAACCTTTTTTTATTTGAGCCAGTGAGACGCCATTCTGTAAGTATTACTAATAAATTAAGGTGTCCCGTAAAACGGGACACATCAATTTATTTAAGTCTTACAGAATGGCTATGTTCACTCGGACCACTGTTCATTCAAAGATATCATTCAAAAACATCAAGCGCTTTCGAATGATTGTACTTCCAATGTTCGTAGCTTGGTAAATTTTCGCAGCCGAATACCCAGCACAAACAGTGTCGACTTTACCGTCGACCGATAGAACGATATAGACATATTCCTGCTCACCGGCCATTCTCCTCCCTATATCAGCGTCGACCCTCTCCAGCATTCTATCGTACCGATTGGCTGTATTTTGTCTTCTAGACGCATGATAATAAGCATAAACATTTCTAGGCATCTTTTTCAAAAAAGAAGCGGCTAAAGCCGCGTTTGATCTTAATGATAAAACTAGGGTAGGTTAACCTCATTGATTAAACCAGGGTTGCTGGTAAGGCCCCTGGTTGTGGATCAATTTCGGTTAAGGTTGGGTTAAGGTTATACTAAACGCATAAATAGATCATTTTGAGCCATTGATCTTTTCTTCCTCAAAAAGATTTGATCAAAGAAGATCAGATTTATGCCAGCAGAGCCAACTTATCCTCAAGCACGTTATTGGTTACTTACGATCCCGCATGCCGAATTTGTACCGTACTTACCCCCAGGAACGACCTATATCAAGGGCCAACTTGAACTTGGTCTCGGAGTTAATCAACCGCAACCACCCCAACACGACACTCATGTCCACGAACGTGTCGGAGGAAACGGAGGATATTTGCACTGGCAGGTTGTCGTCGCCTTCCGAAAGAAATGTAGGCTCCGAGCTGTCAAGAACATCTTCGGAACACGTACGCATGCCGAGCCGTCAAGAAGTGAGGCAGCTTCAGAGTACGTATGGAAGGAGGATACTCGAATCGATGGAACCCAGTTTGAACTCGGAACCAAGCCGTTTCAGCGAGGTGCAACTAACGATTGGGAGCAGATTCGAATCGCGGCCCGTGCAGGACAACTGGACACTATCCCGGGTGATGTGTATTGTCGTTTGTACGGGAACCTCAAGAGAATCGCTGTCGATCATTGCGCACCTGTTGCAATCGAACGAGAGGTTGTCGTGTTCTGGGGGAGGACCGGTTCAGGAAAATCAAGGACAGCCTGGGAACAGGCAGGTTTGGACGCTTATCCTAAGGATCCAAGGTCTAAATTTTGGGATGGATACAGAGATCATCAACACGTTGTTATCGACGAATTCCGTGGAGATATTGACATCGCACACTTGTTACGATGGTTCGACCGATACCCCGTTATCGTGGAAGTTAAGGGTTCGTCAGTGGTCCTAAAGGCCGTAAAGATTTGGATTACATCTAATCTTAATCCAACTGACTGGTACCCTACTCTGGACGATATGACAAAACAAGCACTGCTACGCAGACTAACAATAACAGAAATGAATTAAATAAATTTATTTAATCAAAAAAACATTTATGCGTCAGTAAATGTCATATAGGCAGACCAAGTGCAACCACCGACGGTGGTGCTTCCGAGGGTTCCAGTTACGTTGGACATAAGGATCCCAACATAAAGATTATGTTTCTTACCTTCCCAATCCGAGGATAAATCTTTAAATTCAAAGATTTGATTCTTCATGTCAACATCCAATTCAAACCTGGTAGCACCAATACTACCAGTTGCGCCTTCATTCTTCACATGAATACGCTTCTCGGCGAGGATTTGAATCTTTTGGGTATCGATGACGCCAGAAGTAGCCAAAGCGGTATTATCGT